CTCGGTTGGATTCATGGTGCTGCATCGTTTGGGCGAAGGGCAGCATCACGATATTCTCGCGGTCGATGCCAGTGTCGGTATGCCTGATAAAATACATCTGCTTGCCGATCATAAAACTGCAGATCACGAGGGTCATCGAGATCGAGAATTGCAGGACGATAAATGCTTTTCTTACCCGTTCGGCCCCCATCTGCCGGCTCAGCTTTCCGTATAATACCGCCACCGGCCGGAAATGCGACAGGACCAGGGCGGGATAGCTGCCGGCGATGGCCGCGATCAACAGAAAGAGCCCCGCAAAAACAGCGAGCACGAGCGGGTTGCTTGCAAAACTGCTATCGATTTTCCATTGCAAAAGCTGATAGAAATAACCCCGGAACCAAAAGAAGAGCAGGCCGCCAGCGGCAAAGGCGACCCCGGCATACAGAACACTCTCTGTATAGAATTGGCCTGCCAGGCTGATCCGGGCGGCGCCCAACACTTTCCGGACCCCTACTTCCTTTGCCCTTGCGGCAGCCCTGGCCGTCGCGAGACTCATATAATTGACCAACGCCAGCAGCAGGATCACCCCGGCCACCAGGGTAAGCGGCCCAAGATATTGCCTGTCCTTCCCGAATGCGGACCTTGCGTATTGGTCGCCCATCAGGTAAAGGCGGAACTGGTGGGTTTCTTTGGCGAAGCCAAAGGCGTCATCGGCTTTTGTCCTTCCTTCGATGGCCATCGCGGTCCTCGCCAGGTTTTGCTGTACCCGGGTGGTATCCCCGGCATCGTTCAGCAGCAACCAGGTCGTGAAGGCTCCGTATGCCCCCAGACGCTGGCCGTTGAGGTACGGGGTATATTTTTCGATGCTGCGCATGGTCGATAACGAGGCGATCATCCCGAACCGGATCGTGCTGTTACTCGGAACGTCCGCGGCAACCCCGGTGACTTCCAACGGAAACCGGTCATCCATCTGCAGGATCTTTCCCACCGGGTCTTCCGCCCCGAAATATTTCCTGGCCTCGCTCTCCGTCAATACGACGGTGAACGGCCGGGACAGCACATTCGCAGCCTGCCCCCGCAAGAGCCGGAAACTGAAGAAGCGGAAGAAATTGCTATCGGCAAAATAAAAATCCCGGGTCTCCCGGAAATGCACCTCCGGATTTGCCGTGTTCTGCAGATCAACACCCAAAAATCCACTGAACATCCTCATCATCGATCGTACCGATGGATCCGCCTGCAGCGCCTCCGGGCCGGAAGCAACCGACAGCATGGGATTGAAGAATACTCCCGAGCCCCAGTGCTGCCCGCTGGTCAGGGTGAAGATCCGTTTTGAATCCCGGTGCCAGCGGTCATAGCTCCGCTCATGCAGGACATACAGCAAAATGGTCATGGTAACGGTGATCCCCGCCGCCAGGCAAAAGACATTGATGGCGCTGTACAGCTTGTTGCGACGCATTTGTCGCAGGGCCATTCGCAGATAGTTATAAAACATGTGTAGGTTATTCCGTTCTCAGATTCTTCACCGGATTCACGGCCGCCGCCTTCAGCGCCTGCCAGCTCACGGTCGCCAATGCGATCAGCAACGCAGCCATTCCGCCGCCTAAAAAGACCCAGCCGCTGATGGGAATGCGGAAGACATACTGCTGCACCCATTCATTCACGAAATACCAGGCGATGGGGGCGGCGATCAAAAAGGCGATTCCGATCAGCACGATGAACTCCCGGGTGAAAAGATAGACAATATTGGACACGGAGGCCCCCAATACTTTGCGGATGCCCACTTCCTTCAGCCGTTGCGCGGCCATAAAGGAGGCGAGACCATAAAGGCCGAGACAGCTCAGGAAAATGGCGATGGACGCAAAGACCGTATAAAAGGTCGACATCTTCGCCTCTTCCTTATAGAATCCGGCGATCTTCTCGTCGAGGAAGCTGTATTGGAACACGTAGTCGGGGAACACCTGCGCCCAGACCCGGCGGATAGCCGCAAGCGATGCGGGAAGATCGTTCCCGGTGAGTTTGATCCCCGCTTCGTTATAGAAGCGCGCAGCGGCAAACAGGATCAGCGGGGCCAGGGAATCCTTTAGCGATCCCTGGTGAAAATCCTTTACCACGCCCACCACTAAACCCGCAACCCCACCATCCCCCAGCACGATCTGCTTGTTCAGGATATCCGTCGCCTGGTGGAGTCCCAGTTTTCGGACGACGGTCTCGTTGACCACGAATTCGCGGATGGAATCGGTCCGCGTGAAATTCCGGCCCGCCACCAGCGGCAGGGAATAAGTCGCGAGATAATTCACGTCCACCCATTTCTCGATGACGGCAAAGGGCGCATCTTTCGGGGCATGATCGTATTTAAGACCCGACCACCAGTCACCATCCGTAGCCGGAGTCGAATTATGATAGCTTACGGATTTGATATCCTTCATGGCCACGAGCCGGTTCCGGAGATATGCCCATTTTGTCCGGCTGAGACTGTCGCCCGGGAACGACACGTCGATGATGGCCTCCCTGTCAAAGCCCATCGACGCATGCGTAAAATGGTTCAGCTGGCGGACGACGAGAAACGTGCCGATGATCAGGGCCTGGGCGATCACGAACTGGAACACGACGAGCCCCCGCCGGAGGGTGAGACCTTTTGCGCTTCGCGAAGCGAGTTTTGCTTTCAGCGCGGTGATGGGGTTGAACCGGGACAAGACGAGAGCCGGATAGAACCCGGCGAGAAAGGTTACCCCGATGATCATCGCGGCAAGGAACAAGATCACTTCGGACTGTCCGAGTACCTGCAGGGTTACCGGGATCTCCAGCACCTGACCCACGGGTGTGATCAGCAGCGCGAAGAGCATCACGGCGAGCAGGACGCCGGAGACCACCAGCATCAATGCTTCCAGCAGAAATTGAAGCCGCAGCTGCCGCCGCGCCCCGCCCAATACTTTACGCACCCCCACTTCCTTGGCGCGATTCACGGCCTGTGCCGTGGCGATATTGACAAAATTCACGCAGGCGATGAGCAAGATGAACCCGGCGATCAGCCATAAACTCTGGATCCGTTCCCTCGAGATCATCTTCCCGCTGTAATTGCCGGCCTTCGTGTCGAAATGCACTTCCGCAAGGGACTGGACCACCTGTGTACTCTTATTATCGGCTGTTCGATATTTTTTTGAGAACGTGCTCAATTGGCGGTTGGCAGTAAATGGTCCCACCGCCGGCGGCAACAGCACATAACACCCATGATTGCTGTTCAGCGAAAACCAGTCGGTGCTCTTATTGAAATTGAGGCTGGCGTAGTTGATGACGATGTCCATCTTCAGATCGGTGTTCGGCGGCGGATCGGCCAGGATGCCGCTCACCCTCGCCAGCGGTCCTTGCCCAAAGAACTGAAGGTTCCGGCCTATGGCCTTCTTCCAATCCCCGAAATATCGCTCGGCCACCCGCTTGCTGAGCACCACGCCATTCGGGTCGGCAAAGGAATGTGCCGCATCCCCCGCCAGCCAGGGGAAGTCAAAAATGTTGAAGAAGCTGTTGTCCACCGCAAACATCCCGTCCTTTTCCTTGAACGACTTCTCCATCTTTCCGGTCTCATCGAAGGTCTTGACGGGGACTTCATTGACCGACCAGAGCCCCGTCACCTTCCAGTCCGGGAAATCATGTGCCAGCGCCGTCGGCAACGGAAAGGGAACGCAGGCGAGGCCGATGTCCCCCGGTTTATCACCCTTGGTCAGGATGCGGTAGATGTTCGCCTTTTTGGAATGGAAGGCGTCGAAGCTTTGTTCATACTGGATGAAGACGAAGATCACCAGGCAAACCGCGATGCCGACACCTAATCCCGCCACGTTGAGAAGGGAGTACACCTTGTTGGCGCGCAGACTACGAAGGGCCGTCTTAAAAAAGTGGAAGATCATAAAAGGGAATTTGGCATATCGCAACCACAACAGTGCCGGATTGTTAGCCGTCTGACGACCAACAACTTATGTGAGTGTGTCGCCAACGCCCTGTACGCTTCCGATACATTGTATGGGGGATAAAACGAATCGTATAAAAACAGATTAGAGTATATTTTGTGCGAAATGCCGCACAGGCGCGGGTTTCAGCCCGTTTGAAGGATTTCCCGGAATAAAACGAATCGTTTAACTTTCTTGAATGCAGGTTTAAGTCGAGAAGAGCTATCCAGCCGTCTTTCGATGGCTCTTTTCGCCGGTCGCTCCTACAACAGGTATACCGGTTTTTTCGAGCCGAATTATAGACTCCAATTTGGCTATATCCCGCGCCAGTATTGCATTTGACGTGGTAAGCGCATCAACAGCCTGAGCCAGGGCTTTATTATTACGCTCAAGCTCGTGCATACGCTTCATATCGATAAAAAATTCGGCATCAGGCGGAGCGGGTTTTGACCCTCTTTTGCCCGTTACCTGTACACTTCCCTGTACATTTCCCTGTACATTTTGGTCCATTTTTTCGACCTTTTCGTTTTCGGATATCTGTACATCTGAAAAAAGCAACTCGGCGACCGATACGTCCAAAATGTTGCACAGTTTTTCTATCTCTGCCAAACTGGGCTCACTTACTCCCTTCTCCCAATTGTTTATTGTGTTCCTGGCCTTGTCCATCTGTAACCCAAGCCCCTCCTGCGTTATATCGCGCCGCTTCCTGATATTCTTTAGGTTACTTGTAAAATTGAGCGCCATATTTTGAAAAATTTAGTGTCCATTATTTGGACAGTCCAATAAATTGTGCAACATTTGTGCCGTTCCGTTCAACGGAACAAAAAACAAGGTACAAAAGTATGTCGAAAGTTTATATACGTGACGTCGAAAGAGCTGCTTTAATCCGGAAAACCGCCAAAATAACGGGGGTGTCCATCAGGTATGTCAATCTTGTACTGATAAATGAGAGAACGAACGAAACCGTGTTTTCGGTATATATGTCGTTGCTCGAAGGGGTTGACAGTTTGGTCGAACAGGTCAAACAACAGGTTCCATTTTATGACGAGCGGCCCCGTCCAACTATTGCCAACCGCTCCAAAACCCCAACCCCTTCAAAATGAAAATCGTCGACCAACAGCTATACTTGGAACTTGCTGAGCTTACCGACTGTGGGATCAGCGTGAATACAGTCTGGAAGGCGAGCGAACGGAAGTCATCCTCTTGGGATATCATTGAACATCCCGATGATGGCCGGAAGATTCTTGTGGGCTTCGAAAAGTTGCGCGAAGATTACAAAATAAAAGTGCAAGCCCGTTACGGGAACCCGTACGAGTACGTCGCCCAGGCTCCTATCCGCAATATGCTGATGCGCGACCTCGAAGCCGAAAAGTTTTTTCTCTCTTACCGGTACGACCAGGAGAAGAAGCTACCCGAAGAGCGGGTGCGGCAATACACTTGGGAAGCCTCATGGCTCAATATGCTTTTGCAGGCCGACGACAACATGAAGGAAATCCGCAAGACCCTCGGGCTCCGCATGGAGGATTTTTACCGGCAGGTCGGGCAGTTGCTACGGGTAGAGAAGGATCAACAACGGATCACGGCGAAGTTCCCCGACAACTACGTCCGGTTGAAATCCCGGATGCGGCAATACCGGTCTGAAAAATATCCGTCGCTGATCGCCGCCCAGTACGGCAACAAGAGTGCCGCTAAGGTCAACGACGAATTCAGCGAGTCGCTACTACTCGAATTGATCGCGCACCCCAACCAATACGACGACGTTCTGGTCGCGATGCACTACAACAAGGTAGCTGCCGACCGGGGATATAAACCCATCACACCCCAGACGGTTGGGGTATGGCGTCGCAAGAAGGGCTTTTTAGTGACGGCGACCCGCGAGGGATGGGCGCGATTCGACGACCGTTTCCGCCGCCAGATTGCTGGCCGCCGCCCGTCAGCTCCCCTCTACCTTGTCGAAAGTGACGATAACCACCTCGATCTTTTCTTCGTCGATCTGGAAGACGCTACCGGTTCCAAGTTTTTCCATAAGTACAAGGCGATGGTCGTCGTCGATAGCTACAACGACTACGTCCTGGGGTATGCCTACGATGTGGAGATCACAGTCGAGCTGGTGAAGGCTGCCTACGTCAATGCCATGTACCATATCCGGGAGCTGACAGGCGGCTGGTATTTACCGCACGAAACCCGGACAGATAAATGGGGTCTGAAGTCCTTGAAGCCCTTGTATGAGTCTATGGGGCATTATATCGAGAGCCCGGTCGGCTCCAAGAAGCGCGGATACATCGAGCAGCTCTTTGGTACCCCCCATTTCAAGCGCTGTATGAAGCTCGGCGCGAACAACTATACGGGCAACAACATCACCGCCCGCAAGAGGGGTGTGAATCAGGAGATCCTAGCCGCCAATAAAAAGGGCTATCCCACGATTCAGGACGGGGCCGTCGCACAGATAGAAACCTTCTTTACCCGGTTGCGTACGATGCCCGAGGTCGGGAAATTGGAGAGCAAGCAAACCCAATGGTTGAACGGCTGGAACGCGCTACCCGCTTCCGAAAAAAGGGAGATCACCGACGAGCAATTCCTGCAAATCTTCGGTATCGTTCACAATCCCCAGGGCCGCCGCATCGCCATCACCAACATGGGGCTTACGCCCCAAATCAACGGGTCGAAATTGATCTACGACGTACCCGCTCAATTGCATCTCGAAAATATCGGCAAGGCGGTCAACATCTTCTACGATCCCATCGATATGAGCCGCGTCCTGGTCACCGATAGTGCGGGCCTCCGTTTCGTTGCGACGACTGCCAAGCTCGCGCCCAAAGCCATGAAGGATATGGAACCCGGCGACCGGACCTTCCTCAATACCCTGTTGGCCCAAAAGAAAGATCAATCCGGCAGGGTGGCCGCTGCCGGGGAACAGCGCAAGAAAATGCTCTTCGAAAAGGGTGTCGATCCCGAAAACCTGCTGCAAGGTGGCGTAATGGAAAAGGGTCTCAAGCAGCTTGCCGAAATCACCTATCAGTCGGGTATCGGCTTCCAAGAGGCTGAGGACATCGATTTCGATCCACTGGACAAAATGTAAACCAAATATTAACCTTCAAATTCTAAACTCATGGGCTCATTTGATGTAACACCTCTCACCTACCAGGACAAAAGTGATATCCGTTCGCTGCTTATTGCGTTCGTCGAACGGCACGACTCCTTTGAAGATGCCGCCAACAAGATCAAGGAGGTTTCTCCGAGCACCCTGAAAGAAATCATCAAGGGCGACCGCATGAATATCGCGCATTTGGTTTGGCTGAATGTCGGAAAGGCGATAGGTTGGAAGCATCGGCATAAATACAATATCGTCGATACCCAAAATTCCAAGACCCTTCTTTTCTACTTCAACGCGGCTAAAGAACATGGCGAGACGTTCGCTATTGTGGGTAATGCGGGAAGCGGCAAAACCTTCGTCGGCAAACACTACTCCAAAGCAAATGCCGGAAAGCATGTTTACCTGCTGCAATGTTCGGAATACCTCAACAAGGACACCTTTCTCAAGGAATTGCTGAAGGTCATGGGCCGCAACGCAGGGAGCAAGAACGTCTACGAGATGATGGAGGAAATCGTAACCGTGCTCTCCGCCCAGGATTGCCCTTTGATCATCATGGATGAGGTCGACAAACTCAAGCCCGCCGTCCTTTCCTTCTTCATTACCCTTTACAACAAGCTCCACGGGCTTTGCGGCATCGTGTGGATGTCGACGGATGCCATTGTCCAAAAGATCGACCGGGGCGTCAGGCTAAACAAGATCGGCTTTAACGAAATATTCTCCCGCATTGGCCGCCGGTTCATCGAACTGCCGGGCATCACCAAAAAGGAGGTGGAGGCGATCTGCAAGGAAAACGGCATCACCGAGGCTGAGGACCTTTCCGAAGTGTGGAACGACTGCGACGGCGATTGCCGCCGGATTGACCGGATGATCATCAAGAACAAAATGAAAAAGCAGCGCGCATGAAACCGATAACCGACACCCAACGGATCACCCAGGAGGCGGCGGAATGCCGATCAGAGGTTTGCGGCCTCTTGGGTTGGGACGAGATGGATTACTTCGACTTTCAACTGGAAAGCGGGCTTGCCTACCTCGCACACTACCTGCAAGCGACATGGGCCGTAGATGCCGTCAAGGGCAACCGGGTTTTTTGGAACTGGTGGAAAGGCCATTGGATCGCCAGGGACAAGGATTTCCTCATCTATAGCCAAGGTAATCTTTTGGACCGTGCAGCGCTCCGCGAGTTCTATAGCTATACGCACGACGGTCGGGAACTGTCCCGCTGCATCCGCCCTACATCCATTGTCCTCAACGATTCCTATGCGGTCATGATGCAAGACCTTATTGATACTACAATCCAATCTAATGTTTAGAAGCACCAGCAGCGAAATTAGGGCGGTCCTCGATGAGGCCACCCGCAGCATCTCTCAAAAGACAAAAATGAAGGTCGTGCTGACTTGTCATCTTCGCGGGGAAGCGGATGTCGAAGTAATCTCCGAATTCCTCCGCAAAGTTTGCGCCGTGTGGGAGGTCGACCTGGAAGAACTACAGAAGAAATACAGGGGCAGGCGGCATGTTGCCATGCGTCAGGTCATTTACATGCTCCTTCGCAGTAACTATCCCGGCATGTCCCTTTCCCAATGCGGTCGCCTTTTTAACCGGGATCATTCAGTAGTGAGTGTCGCGTTACAAGACGCAAAGGACCTCCTAAACAACGGCGACGAACTTCTCCTATCCATCCTTAACCCCGTCAAACACTTTTTCGATGCTGAATAAACCCGACATCCACTTCAATTTCAAGCTCGATTTTGCCAACTATATGAAGGCATATATCGACAGCTTGTTATGCTGCCCCTCCTCCTTTGACGCGGACGACGACAAGATCATCCTCGCCGCCTTATGGGAAATAAGGCAAAAGCTGGCCGTGAAGCTCGCCACAAAATTCCAGCAACAATACAAGGTCAAACTATCGGCGTGTCAGGCTATAGCTCTCCGGCTGGTCTACACAACCTTCGATACATCCGATAGCCCGTGGATCAGGAATGAGCTTCGGCTGATCTCCGACCGGGTTCACCGGCACTATGCACTGTAATCATTCACTAAACAATAAACTCAAAATGGGTAGAACAAAAAAACGGGTCTTCTCCAATATCAAGTTGGAGCAAGCCCAGGATGCAAGCCGAACCTTTACTGCCAACGCGACCCGCCTTGCGGCCATCGAAGCCAGGATGAACGGCGAGATCAACAAGATCAAAGACAAGTATCAGGAGGAGATCACCGAGCTAAACAATGCCCAGGAAGAGCCCACGGCGATCCTGGAAGCCTTTGCCTCGGAACAAAAAACCAACTGGGGCAAAAAGAAGAGCTTCGAGCTGCTTCACAGTATCATCGGCTTTAGGACCGGTATGCCCAAGGTCACCAAGGACAAACGGTTTACCTGGGAAGGCATCACGGAAATCGTCAAAGAAAAGTTCCCTGCCCTGGTTCGTTCCAAAGATGAGCTTGACAAGGAGGCGATCATCGCCCTGACCAAGAACGAGGCAGATTTCGCCAAGGTCAAATCAAAATGCTACCTGGACGTCGTGCAGGACGAAACCTTCTTTGTCGAGGCTAAGAAGGAAGATGTAGCCGAAGTGGCTTAGCCGACTTCGCGCCCGCCCCATTACCCCCCTTTTTTCACCACCCAAAACCATTTCATGACAAAGTTCCATCACCCGGCAGATTGGGCCGTACGGGCGACTATCGCCCTTTGGTTCCTCGGCGTCGCGATATTGGCCCACGTTTGTGGCCTCCTTTAAGGCAATATCGCCCTTGTTTTGACCCAAAACCGTCGAATAAACCCAGGGGGTTGACCCCTTTCAACCCCCTTACTTTTAACTCAAAACCGTCACAAATGACACAAGTACAGGATTTTACCGTTCTCGACCACCATCTCGGCTACATTAAAACATTTTCAGGCAAAAAAATCAACCTTCGTAACCCCTCGTCATCGGATATCGACCTTGCCGATATAGGGGCATCTCTGTCAAAAATCTGCCGTTTCGGAGGCCATTGCAGCGAGTTTTACAGCGTGGCTCAGCATAGCGTCCTGGTCGCGCTAATGGCTCCTGAGCCACTGCGGGGCGCGGCTCTCCTCCACGACGCCACAGAAGCCTATTTAGGCGACGTTGTCAAACCGTTGAAGGTAATCCTTGGTCCCGTCTATAACGAGCTGGAAATGGCCTTTGAACAGGCTATACGTGAGCGTTTCCACTGGTTGCCCACTATCGGCCAACGCGAGAAGGAAGAAATCAAGAAATGCGATATCCTTGCCTTACAAATTGAGGATGAGGCATTTAGAAACAGTAACCGCACTCGTTTGCGCTATTTCTACAACAAGTTCGAAATGCTTCAAACCGACTCGCAACTGGGTTGGCCGCCCTACCTCGCCTTCACTCTTTTTACGAAGTACGCCAACCGTCTCATCTAACCCTTAACCTGCTACTAATCCAATGGCAAAAGTTCTCGGAGTGAAAAACCTCCTGCAAAAAAAGTTCAATTACCTCCAACCGCTCCCCGAAAAGATCAGGGCCTCCTTCGGGGATCTCGTCGACAACTTCATCATGGTCGTATGGGGACAGTCCGGCAATGGCAAAAGCAACTTGCTGATGCAGCTGCTCAAGGTGCTGGTCATCTTTGGAAAGGTGCTCTACGTTAGCCTGGAAGAAGGCACGGAGGCGAGCATTGTCAAAACGGTAAAGCGTCACCTATCCGAGGAAGATTTCGAAGGCAAGGTCCATTTCGCCGATCATGAAATGACCTATGAGAAACTGACTCTACACCTCGCAAAAAAGAAGTCGGCAAAGTTCATCATCATCGACTCGGTGCAATATTGGAATATCAACTATGAGCAGTACAAGGAGTTGAAGGAAAGATTCAAAAGGAAAACCTTCATCTTCATCAGCCATGCGAAGGGAAAGCTACCGGATGGCACAACAGCCAACAAAATCCGTTACGACGCGGGTATCAAGGTGCATGTCGAAGGATACGTCGCCAAAGTTATTTCCCGCTATGGTGGAAACAGGCCGTATGAAATTTGGGAGCAAGGCGCGCGGAAATATTGGGGCAAAAAATACCAATCAGTGATGAGTGGGACAAAAGAACCGCCAGCAAAAAGAATTCAAAAACAAAAGACCCCTGTAGAACCTATTAACAATTAAAACTAGCAGTATGAACCAACCACCGGATAAATTGACATGCGACTTTTGCGCTGAAGTATTTAAAACAGACTTAGACCTTGAGGCGCATCTTTTTAACAACAAGCATTGCAATCCTCCTGGCGAAAGGGCCGATACGGGTTCCCGTATTGACGACCCGGACTTCTTCACTACATTCCCCGATTAAAACAATAGCGATGAAAAAAGTAAGAGTTACCTGGGAGTATCAACACAAAATGATCATGAGCGTTTTCCCGGAAATAGAACTACCGCCCTATATCCTGAATCACTTCGGTGCGGAGGGATGGGAATTAGTCGGGCATAGTTGCGAATTCCAGGAGCGTAGGATTCTTCATTACTTAACCTTCAAACGGCCAATATGCCAGAATATCCCAAAGATCAAATCGAATTCCTCCAAGCGGTTTTGGAAATGCGTGATGCGCAGGATCGGTATTTCAAAAACAGAAACAACGTCTGTCTGCGGATGGCAAAAGCCAGGGAGACGAAGGTAGATAACCTTCTTACTCCGTTTGTAAAGGCTGGCGTTATTCAGCGACGGAACACCACAGACAACCCAAGAGACACCCTTTTTTAAAACCAAGCACCATGAAACGGTACATACTAACATCCAAAAAATTCATCGGTCAAATTTTCCTCGCCTTCAATAACCGGGGGACGGTTGCGGCTGTGGATATGACGACGGCGGAGCTGGATGCGCACTCCACCGGCCATTTTCTCCGCTCGATTCCGGTCCTGGAATCCAACCTTGCAAAATCCTTTTCCTCAGAGGTCACCATTGTCGCCGAGGATTTCCAAGTTAGTTTCGACGACTTTTGGAATTCCTACGACAAGAAGATCAACAAAAAGCGCTGTATTCCCCTTTGGAACAAATTGAACCTTAACCAACAGGTTGCTGCGTACTATGGCATCCGCAAGTATGACGCCTTCCTGAAGGCCAGCAACCGGATCAAATGCGACCCTGAGAACTACATCCGAAACGAAATGTGGGAGAACGAATATAAATAGCAATCCAATGGCACTACTCAGCAAACAACAGCTAATTACGGCGAACACGCTCATTTCAAAGCTCGGCATATCGCCTGAGCAAAAAAGGGAAATCATCTTTGGGTTTACTTCAGGGCGGTCGGGTTCCTCGAAGGACCTGACGCACGACGAGGCGGTCCTGCTGATCGGCCACCTGAAAAGCCTCGATCCCGACGAAAAGAAGGCGGAGATCATGCGCCGTAAGGTTATCAGCATGGCCCACGAAATCGGGTGGCACCAACCGGGAACCAACAAGATCGACATGCCTCGCCTCGATGGCTGGTGTAAGAAATTCGGGTATCTAAAAAAGGGCCTCAACGCCTATACCCTGTCGGAGCTGCCCAAGCTGGTCACTCAATTCGAAAAAGGTCCATACGCCTACATCCTAAATCGATAGTCATGCGCAAGACCATAGCAGACCTGAAAGAAGGGGATAGTTTCAGGCTTGCCCGAAATAATGGATCGTTTACCATCCTTCGTATTTTTGAGCAAGAAAAGGATGACGAGGGCTACGCAATGGAGGAGCGTTGCGCCGAGATCAAGACACCGGACGGTCGGCGGGTGATATGGAACGTTCGGACGGCAATTTCCGAGGGACCGGTCTTTCCATTCCAACAGTTCCTATTTTAACACCGAAGGTGAAAGGGGTCGAACGAAAACACGCGCTGTGTCTAAGTTCGTCCCCTTTTTTTGTGTCATTGTAGTATACTTGTAAAAAAAGAAGAATATGCGCGGTTCCAACACCTTATTTGCCGACATATTTGAGGTTCCCGCCCTGCCAAAGCAAAAGAAAGGGCGTAACAAGGACCTGCATGATCTCCGCAACGAATGTCTCATCGAACGGTATTTTTACTACGGAACAAAGCGGCTGAGCTATCATGCCATCCTCGAAACCATCGGCAAGGAATTCTTTGTTTCCACCTACACCATCCCCTACCTCATCGCCGATCATTCGGCCCATCTCCAAAAGCTCAAGCAGGAAAAGCCTGCCATAAAGTACTTCAAAGACAAATGGCCGCACCTTGTATGGTAAGTGAGTACATCTACCTGGGCGACCGGTTCACCGATCCCCGGTTTAAAGGCCGCCCTTGCTCCGCGATCCGGCGGCCCGACGGCAAATGCATCCGGGGGAAAAATGGCAATATGCTTGTCTCCTTCAATGGCCGCCCCGTCGTCGTGGTCGCTCGCCTTCTCCGCAAGATCAAATAACTGTTACTCGCCTGTATTGATTTGCATAGTCGCTTTTACCGACGTCCGCACGGGCGCTGCCCCGTCATCCTCGAAGGCGGTGGCAAAAAGGAGAACCCGAACCCGGTACGGATCGGTTCGCTGTTCGGTAGCCGCCCTGGTGCGGTTATGCGGTTCGCAAATGACATTGCCCCCATATTCCGATAGCCACCCCTGAACGGCAATATAAAGCGCCTGCTCGATTTCATAATGTTGTAGCGCCTGCTCCTGGGCGCTGACAGGGGCCGCGCTGTTGGCGCTGGAAAAAGGCGCAAAGCCTAACCGCAGCTGTACGGTAACATCACCCCATTGAACGCCTCCGCCCAACTCTTTATAGGCCGCGTCGGGGTAGTCGACCAGGACGCAAGGAAATTGGACCGGCGGGCGGGTGTCGTAATGCTCCAGCTGACCAAGATCGAGGTCGACCCATTGAATGGCCGGGACCTGGGCGAGGATGCGGGCGCTTAACGATAGATAGTGCTGGCTGAAAAATGCGGATACCATAGATGTCAAGATTTGGCCGTCTTCATGATCTCGGCGGCGATTATTCGAGTTATGTTTGTTTCGAGGTAGGGGCTTGCTCCAAGGAATTGCCGACGCGGCAGGTTCATTTTTCGCTGAAACGACTCCACTTTGGTGGTATGCGATAGCCGGTTAACGGTCTTCGTTCGCTCTTTGCCCTTGCTGGTAAACTTTCCGGTTCCCAGGCGCTCCCGGGTGAAATGCATCCGCTCGTGACCCCGCACCGTTACCGTACCGTGGAAGCCCTCATTGTGGGCTTTCATGTAAGGAAGGTCAGAACCAACAACGACCTCATCGAGACTGGCACGCAGAATCCGAATACTCCGCCTTCCCCGACCGGATTGGACAAGGATGTTCCGGCCCCGGTTTTTGCTATTGACCTCCTTTCGGGGACGCCAGGGCTGGACAGTAGGTCCGAGGAACCCTTGCCGTTTGAAATTGTCCAGCGCAAAATTCACCGTTTCCGTTCCCACCTTTTTCGGCAGGGTCGAGAGCGTTTGCCTCATTCGTGTAAAGAGGTCGACCCAATTATCGTATGTAAACGAATTAGCTGGCATTTAAGGACGTTTTGATAGCTTAGAAGCTGTCTGTTTAACCTGCTCCGGTAAGCCGTTAAAATAGGCGTGTCCTGCCGGGAAAACCAATCCGCTCTTTGCAAGGTTGGTTTGGAACATGGCCGGTATATCCGGGTAGTTGATGGAAGAGCTTGGAGTTATTGCCCCGCTGTATCGTTCCCGAACGGTGCTACGCTCCCGGAAATGGTTCGGTGGATAATAGATGTCCCAAAATGCGTCAGTCATCGCCTTTACCGTACCGTTCAATTCCCTGCATGTTTGGGTAGTATGCGTGTCCATGACCGCATCAAATTCCAATAACGGCACGTTGTCAACCTGGGCCTTTGCCCATTTGGAGCACATTTGCCCGCCCGTAATGGTGAGGTCGTACTCGGCACTTAGCCAGGGGCCAACATGCTCTTTATTGATCGCATACGCGGCCCGCTTAAACTCCGATTCGGTCAGTATCTTGCCGTCCGCGCCAATGATAGCGTTACTCAATGCCCGAAGCTGGTTGTAATTCTTGGCAGCAGAGAATTGCCATACGTTTTCCCGAATGGCCGACAACATCCGGTGATCAACGCTGCCATCTGCAAAGTCAGTCAGGTCTTTGCCGTAGCCCTCCTTCACTCCCTGCCAAAAGAGACCGGCATAGTGCCGGATCATTTTCGCGTCCACCTGTAGCCCCATCCCTCTCGTTTCATAGACATACTTGACCAGGGCTTCCAATAACTCGTCCATGCCGTCGTTCAGCTTGGCAACGGGCAAATCCGCTACTATATTGCAACAAGGAGAATAAAGGACACTTAATTCAGCTTTAAGGACATTGTGGTCCATTCCGGGAAGCCCGCGCAGATATTCGGTCAATCGGCGCGGGCTGGGCCGAAAAAATTGGCGAGCACCAGGCGCAATTGATTCCACCGGGACATTTGTGGCGAATCACCGCCGGGATCATCCTCGTCCTCCAACCGTGGATCTTCGGTTCCGGGATCAGCGCCCGGAATTACTCGCTCCTGGTCCATCTTCTTTTTAAGCTCGTTGTAGTTGTCTGGCTTTGGAATGCCATAGGTGTCGTAAAAATAGTCATCGGAAACGGGCACCTTCTTGGCTACCTGCATGTCGACCACTATGCGCTTGCTCAGGTTGTCAAGGTTCACCTCTTCCTCGTATTTGAAACTGCCGCCATTGCCTACAGGCAGATTGTAGCTTTGCAGGATCGACAGAAACTTATCTTCATTCAGCAGCGTCTCCATGTCCTCTAAGTCTTCCTTCGTGATTTCCATTTGCTGGTCGGAATGCACCTTGGATTGGGCATAGCCGCTTGTATTCGAGGCGGTCGTTGTCTCCGTCACGCCCAAAACGACGACGCTCATCTCCTGGTTACAGCATTCTTTGAAGTTGCTGTAAATAGACCCGTCCGCATTGGTAGTCTTTCCGTCGATGATCTCAAACTCCGCTTGTTTGGGAACCATCAGCACCAGGGCGCTACCAGAGTCGTCGAGTACGGTTTTGAGTTCGATCTTCGTCTTCAGGTCGTTGGTATCGTATTTTACCACTCGGATCGGCATACCAAAGATTTCGCTGAACTGCGACCAATCGGCCAGCGTCCCGCGCTTGTATAAGGCATACGGCGCGCATTCCAGCAGGAAACCATAGTTGTCAGGGTCACCCACTACCCAAACCAAAGGCAGCTGGTTGTAGTCATATCCTTCTGTGCCAAATTGCTCGATGGCAATAATCCCGGTTTCCGGTTTGATGTGTTTGCGGTTGATCTTCTTCCAAGCGAATTTGCTGCCGGGAATGAATTCCATGCCGGTAATTCCGTGCGACTTCTCCTTCATCAACTCCCGGATCATCTTCCGGAAGGGACTCGATTTGATAACTTTGTCCATCTCCTCAACGACATGACCTTCGGCGTCATGGTAGTGGAGTTTCTTGTTCAGTACCCCCGAAACCCGTTTTTTCCAGACACCTTTGAGATGGCCGTCGAGTTCAACATCGGCATAAAGATCGTAAAGGCGAACGCGGTTTGGATAGATAACCCGCTCAGCAGCGATGTGACCCATGCGCCAGTAGCCAATATCCTTTACCTGCCGGTCGATGGGTCGAATAATGGTTTGATTGACGACGAGCTGGCCTTCGGGTGGCGGCAACTTCGTTACTTCCGGTGAGTTCACTTGCTTGTTTGCTTGAGATGCGTCCATTATGGGAATGATTGAAAATGCGATGGAATGGGTTACCAGTGGTTTTGCCGTCTTTGGTTGGAGTTCCAACCAATGTTGCCGGAAGGATCGAGGCCGCCGTTGATCGCTTCGCCTCCGCCGTTGGTTCCCTGGGGGAACTGTCCGGGCAGGGTAATCGAATCGGTACGGAGCGGCCAACCGGGATCAACATCGATCCCCTTATTGGCCTGTATCAAAGTCTTACATGCATCCTTATAGGCGGCTCTCGATATTTCCACGTTGATATTTGGATTGGAAAGGATGATCAACCGCCAGACGATTATATCCTTGACGAGGTTGTTGAGAAATTCGTCGGTAAAGGTTGGTGCCGCTGCATCCGTTCCGAAAATGGCGACAAGATCATACCGATTGAGATAGGCTTTTGCCTCTCCGATCCCTGCGCTGATAGCCTTGTTCGTGATATCGTCGTTTGCCCGCGTGATCACGTCGATGATCTCATCGTATACGTGTGTAATGAGGTCCGCTTTGGTTATATATGCCATCAGTAACGATTTTTGGATTTGCGTTTAAGGAGGTGTATTCCCTCCGATGCTTCATAGGACACCTTCGTCTGTATGATCTTTACCGCGCCTTGGATCGCGTCGGGGCCGTCCATTGTCCGGCTGTTGGCCGATGCCGTAAGCAGCTGCCGCGTCATCCGCTGCATGTGCGGATCGTTTTGTTCATCGATGTTGAAGACGAGATGCCCCAACCTTACCAGCGGCTCCAAGGTGCCCTCAATGCGGACCCATTTGTCCGGTTTGGCGCTGGTATCGGGCGTGACGTAAAGCGACTCCCTTCGTTCCTGGGACCGGCTGAGGATCAGGGGTAGCAATACCTGCTCGTAGAAAGGATTTTGCAGTGTATTGTTTTCAATGTAACTGAACAAGACCGTTTCTTCCCCGACGTACCCTTTCGCCTCAAAAAGCCAGTCGACGAAATGGCTGTTGATCGTGTTGTCCACCCAACACTTGTGTAAATAGAAATTGGGGTCCTTATAGCTGACGACCACAACGGATTTACAAGAGTTTTGCGCTTGGCTTCGAAGCGTCGGCTTATCGCGGTTGGAGGTGGCGGGATCGCCATAGGCCAGGATAAAAGAAAGCTCCCGGAGCGGTGGACATTTTCCCCAGGTGATTTCCTTGAACGTCTTTCCCTGGCGGAGTGGGTTGTTGAATAGCTCTTGCTGACTCGCCTCATAGCTCACCTTGCTGATCTGGTAATCGATATCGGCCTCGCAGTTCTTTTCCGGCCAGACTGATTTGTCGTTTTCGTCTCGGATATTGATCGTTTCGCAATGGTCGGCAATCTTTCCGGCCCGAACGACACAACAATCCTCGGCAATAATATTGCCCAACCACAATACCAAATAAGGCTCCGACGTGTCCACCGTGAAGAAAAGCGCCTTCTCAAACCAATCCCATTTCTTATTGATGGTATCGGGGTTTCGGCATTCTTCATCGGTGTCGAAGTCGTCGACGATGATGCAGTCCGCCCGGACCTCTTCGTTACCCGTTCCGCGCGGGCTTTGGCCCGCGCCGAGGGCCATGAATTTCGCGCCCTTCTTGGTCTTGAAATTTCCCATCTCCCAGGAGCCGGGTAACTCCTGATCGCCATAGTCGTTTATGATCCGCTGATTGCTGTCGAGCTGGATCATGTATTTATTCAGGAAACCCTCAGCGGCGTCATACGTACTGCTCGTTAAGATGATGTTGCGGAGCTTTCCGGTCATGACCAAATAAAGAACATCGAACATCAGGGTGGTGCTCTTGCTTAGCCCCCTGGCCCAATGTCTGACCTCATACCAATGCTTTTTCTTTTTGAATTGCCGGTGAAGTCTCGCCGAGGCGGTCTTATGAAACGCAGGGCTTGGATACTTGAAGTATTGCGGAAAATAATACTCCTTCCATTTCTGTGGAGTAGCTTCCAGCTCGGCAATGCGCTTTTTCTGGTCGGCGGCGGTCTCGCTTCGATCAATGGGTGTAAACTTCCTGGTGTTCTCCCGGAATTGTTCCCAATCAATGGCCGCCTGTCTTTCGGTTGTTCTGATTCTCATTTCCCGGTGATTGACATTAGGAATTCATGCCAAAGCTCTACCGCTTCAACGGCTTTGGCCTGCCCGTGGGCTTCCTGCACGTAGGTAATGAAAAGTTTGCCTACCTCCGCCTTCATGAAGAAAGTGAAATCGTTGTTGAGCTTCTTAACCGTGTCGGCCATCTTGTTAAGGATGTCCGCCTCCTTGGAATTGGGAACATTGTTAGGCGTCTTTCTGTTCTCTATCGTCGTCAGCATGGTATCATATATGCGCATGATGCGCCGCATCTGCTTATCCGGCCCCATAATTGCGACCCGCCTTTCCTCTTCCCAATTGCCCTCCTTTTTCCATTTGGAAATGGATACCTCGGAGATACTGGTAATCTGAGCGATAACCCGTTGCTCGAATCCGTTGTCTACAAAGAGAGTAAAGGCGAGTCTCTTTTTGCGTTCAATTTCTTCCCGCGTGTTTTTGTTGGCTGCCATAGTGCTACAAAATTGCGTTACCCCTCCGGGGTAACCGAATCGGAAAAATATGATACAACTAAATTGACTGAACGATTATACAGTTACCGCAATTCGCTGTAATGCTGATTTGGCGAGGCTTTCAAGAGATTGCAATTTTACGCTCACAAGACGACAAGCACAAGCAAAACCTCAATGAATCGATTTTATGTAGCTAATGAATTGGGTGATGGAGAAGCGGAAATGTTTCTCTTTGGCACTATCGGCGACGATCTCAATTGCGAAGAGTTTGTCCGCGAACTGCGAGACTTGGCGGTCAGCGCTAAGACAATCTACGTTAGGATCAATTCAGGAGGTGGCAGCGTGTTCGATGGCCTCGCTATCTACGGAGCCCTCAAGAAGTGTCCCGCAATGGTGATCGGCAAGATCGACGGTCTTTGCGCCAGCATGGCAACCATTTGCGCCCTGGGCATGGACAAGGTGTATATGAGCCGCAATGCCCAGTTTATGACGCACAAGGCCAGCGGCTATGCGATGGGTAGTTCCGATGAGATCAAGACGTACGCGGCTATGATCGACAATCTGGAAAATGTGATGGCCGATGTCTACGCCAACAAGACCGGCCTGACGACCGAAGAGGTCAAAGGTAAATTCCTTAGGTCGGATGATTCCTGGTTTACCGCTCAACAGGCCCTCGACGCCAAACTGATTGACGGGATCTATGATCCTGAGAATGGGGAAGCCGTCGGCGCTCCGGCCACTATGAAGAACCAACAAGAGGTCATCGCTTACTACAATAACTTTTTTTCAAACAATACCCCAACAATGAAGCAATTCCTTCTGTCGGCCTCTCAATTGGCCGCCCTCAATCTGACCGCCGGGTCGGAACCGGCTGCCGTGTCCACTGCGGTGGATGCCCTGATCGCCAAGGCCGGCAAGGTAGACCAATTGCAAGCACAGCTCAATGAGGCTGTACAAGCAAAAGCCACCGCTGACACCGATCTGGCAAACCTGAAGAAGACCAGCACCGAAGCAAGGGTCGACGCTCTCCTGGATAAGGCCCTCAACCAGGATAAGAAAATCACCGCCCAGGTAAAGGTCGCCCTGCGGGAACAGTACCTTACCAATCCCGACGGCCTCGAAAAACTCCTGGCTGCAATGACCCCCATCCTGAGCGTTACCAACAACCTCAAGGAGGAAGAAACGGATAAACGGTTCGCCGGTAAATCCTACGCGGAACTCGACAAGGCTGGTCTCCTGGAAGAGTTGAAGGCGAAACACCCTGAAACGTTCAAGACCCTGTACAAAGAACAGTACGGAACGGAGTACAAAAAGTAGCCGCGCCCTAACGAAACCCAT